ACAGGCATATTAAAATTAGCTCGTCTTTCCAAGAACCCTTCATTTGATCGACCGCACTGGCCTCCCACCCAATTGTTCCCGCAATTTGAGCTTCTTTAAGTGACTTCTGAGCTTTTATTTCTGTTAAGGCTAGGTCTGCTTTTGCTTTTTTAGTCTCAACAAAACCTTTTACTGCATTTCCTACTAAATTTGACAGTGGGCCTACTAATAAATTAAGCATTTTTCTTTACTCCTTTAATTTTACCCTTGTTTATGCTTGCATAAAACACTTTTGGGCCTTCTTTTTTGCCATATGTCTTTGTCATGGCTTTTTTAATCTTCTTACCCTTCTTGTTTAGTGGCATTTGCTCTTTCTCTCGCAACATTTGCACGTAAATTAGCTAAGTCATAGTCTTTTTGTAATTTCTGTGCGTCTAAAACTTGTTTATAGTCAAACTGATTTTCTCTTAGTCCTTGTTGTTCACCTTTTAATTGTGAATCCATCTCCATTTCTGCTTGTCGAAGTGCTAATTCTTGTTGTTTCAACAAAACAAGTGGGTCCATGTTTTGATCTTGCATAGATTCTGCTTCTTCTAAGACCATTTGTTCTGTAATTTTTGCTATTTCTTCATCAATTTTTATTGCACGTTGCATTTGTAATGCTTGTATTTGTTCAGGTGGTATTTGATCACCAAATTGTGCACGTAATTTTTCTGCCTCTTCTACTAAAGCTTGATCAACAACTTGTGTAGCAAGTAATGACACGTGTTGCATAATGTGAGACGTTAAATTCATCACTGCCATCGGGTTTGCTTTTACTAAAGCTGATGACATAAAGAATCTATGTGCTTTTATATGTAACTCATGGTTTTGTTGCGGAAAGGCTTGTAAGTTTGCACCCTTTAAAACCACGCTATGTTCTAATGCTGGGTCTTGAGGTTGAGGTCCTTTTGGTATAGGTAAGATTTGTTCAACATCTTTAACACCTAAAGCTAAATACATCCTTCTATAAGCCTCATACAGATTATGCATCTGCGGATTTGATTGTGCTAATTGTAATTGGTTTTGTGCAAGAGTCACACGTTGTGACATAGAGAAAATGTTTGGATCTGATACAGGTAAAATATCTATTGCATCTGCAAAATCTAAAGTTTTAATTTCTCTTGGACCACCTGATACATTGTAAGGATATACGGGTGGTAAAGTTTGTTTAAAAATATTAGCTAATAAATTAAATTCTTTTTTCTGTGCATAGTGCAATCTTTTATGAACTGCAGACATAACTTTTGTGCCACGTTCCATTAAAGCCATTGTTGTGCCTACAGGTGTTTGTGAACTACCTATTTCAGATAATTGCATATCTGCTACAGCAGCAAACTGTTTACCTGCGTCCACACAAACTCCGAGTAATTGTAATAAAACTTGGTCAGGCCCCTTGTATGGTAAAGGCATAAGTGCTTCTCTAATAATACCATTAGGTGCATCAACATCTCTAAACTCACCAGGTTGTAAAGGCTGATCGTCATCTCGAACTCTCAATCCTCTAGATTTAAAACCTGCAGGTAAGTTAGATAATGTCCCTGCATCCAATAATTGTCTCAGTGCAGATGTAGCAGTTCTTGTTAAACCACCAATCATATGTATTAAACCAAAGCCGTAGAAACCTAAGCCTGGTAAAAACTTGTAATGAACAAAATAATCATTCTTTTTTCTTAGAGCATCTTGTTGATTATAATTTCTGTAAACACTTAAAACTCTACCTGACGTTCTATCAATCGTGACAACATAAGGTAGCATAATGCCACTAGGCTCTCCGTTTCTAGGATCAATATCCTCAAAACCCTCAAGATCTAAATCGACATGAACTTCATAAAGTTCTGCCATGTCACTTAAATAATCTGATCTTGTTCCGTCAATCTGATCTTTTTTTTCTTGTATACCAGAGCTGTACTCATCGCCTTCGTAAGCTTGTAATTCTACATCTAAATAAAAACCTGAGACTTGTTTTTTTCTTAAGTCATTCATCGGCATTTTAATTACTTGTGTAATTCTTTCACACGTATCTAAATCTGAGGCACCATAAGGCACAATGACATCTTCAGCTGGTACAAATTTAGATGTCGCTCTATTTAGTATTTCATCAAAATATATTTTTTTAAAAGCACTACCTGATAAAGGTAGTTGAAATAACAATTGGTCCATCTCTGGATTATATTCCTCCATGACATGAGTGATCTCATAATTCATGTAATCTTTAACACGCTCTGCTGCTTGTTGTAATTGCGTTGTATTTGCACCGACTACTTGAGTTCTAACAGGGCCATCGGCAGGAAGTAACTCTACATAAGACATTGCTTGGAATTGAGTGACTGCTTGAGCTAACATGGGATGGTTTACTGAAGACGCACCTCTGAAAGGTCTAGTGCGTTCTTCATATTTAAAACCTAAAAGATCTAAACCTTTGGTGTAGCCTTGCTCCCAATCTTCACGAGATGATTTATCAGCTTCAATTTTTTCTACAAGTTCGCTTGAAAGAGATTGCATGAAGCTCTCGTCTAAGACTTCTGCTAAGTTAGATGTGAATCCTACGGTTGGTAATGCATCTTCTTGACCAACAATGGCACTACCATCTTCAATTATTTCTACATCAGCATCACTATCTGTATCTAAGTTTACAGTTGTACCAACTTCTTCAATTTCAATTTGTTCCTTATCATCAGGCTTTGCTGGGCCGTCTGCAGGATTATCAAGAGTGCTGTCGAATTTATCTACCATATTGTCCGAATATATCTGTTATTGAAACTAAACTATCTTTTGCTATTGTGCCACCATCTTTTTTCTTAAACATAAATAGAGGTCCTTTTGATTGTGGACTGTCTAGTGTCAAAGTAACCATATCAACAACTTGTGGATTAAATTCTTCTATAACAATCAGGGCATCATTTATTGTGTCACCTTCGCCTAAAGGGACAAAGTTCACTGCATCATCGTCAGCTTGAACATAGAAATCTTGGTATTGACCAGGAGCTACCTCTCTTGTTAAAACAACATCTTCTTCTCTAAATCCTCCACCACTAACAAATCTTCTAATCTGTTCGTTGTAAAATTCATCAATCCCCTCTTCACTCTCAGTGCTTGTACGTCTAGCTACATCTTCTTTATTTAACTTTAAACCACCGTCTACATCCCTATTGAAAAATCTTAGTGCTTTACTTGGTTTGGTATTATCAATAATTTGTTCTATTGCTACATTACCTTTATATTTTTTTGCAATGTTTTTTAATTGTTGCACAGCTACCTGATCGTATAAGTTTTTAAATTTTTTACCCTCTGGTCCATCAGGATTTTTACCCCATCTTCGATTAACTTTTTCGGCGGGCATGATTGCAACTTTGTTTATGCCTTTTGTTTGTGCGTCTTTAATTGTAGCTTTAATTAATAGATCAACGTAGTCAGGTTGTTTGTTAAATGGTATGGGTGGAAACAATTCTAAATCTTTAAATCCACCAAATTGCACATTCATATCATCTGAACTCTGTCCAAAGGCAACCAATTCATCACTCTCTCTAGTTTCAGGGACCCGAATACCTTTAAGGTCTCTTTCTAATTCACTGTCTCTTGTTAAATCAAGTATGTTATCTAAGACTTTTTGTTGCTGTGTTTCTATTGCGTCAATACCAAAAATAGTTTGTGGATTAGGATCAGTAATATCTATTTCTGCAAGTTTATTTATTTGTTTTTGTAAGTCACTCAACTCTTTTGCATAACCAGGTATTAATTCTGCTCCTGCAGTATTTGGAAAAGGTTTAATAGCAGATAAGTTTTCTTGTAATTTTTGTAAGGTTGCAGGTGGGAATTGTTGATTGATAGCATCAAGTTGTCTTTGACCAGAATTACGATAATATTCATCTGTGCTCGCAATTCTCTCTTGTGCCTTTGCTTTTACGTTTTCAATCCTTTTTAGTAAGGCATTTAATCTTTCTTGTTCTTTGCGAACTTTTGTTAACATGTCCGTTTGTAGTTCTTGTATGACTGCAACTTGTTGACCTGATGCATTGTCATAAGTTGCAACACGAGTAAATCCAATTACGTTTTCTTCTTGAAAGTGACCGCTTGAAACAAAAGGTTTACCTTCACCTGGTAAAGGTCCTGCTTGTACTACCACTTCACGATAATCTCTTCCTACTTCGTCTAAAGGTTGTTGACCTGTATTCTCATGTCTTGGCCTGCCAACAAAATTTTCAA